GCGGGCTGGTTAAAAAGTATCAGGAAATGGCGTTCCAATACCGCTTGGAAGGCCGCAAGGTTAAGATCCTTGGCTCCTGCCGCTCTGCCTGCGTATTAGCCCTGTCAGTGCCTAACGTATGCGTAGGCAGAAATGCTGTCGTCAAGGCCCATCAGGCTTATGAAGCTGATACTGGCGTCAGCAGGCCGGATATTACCTACCAAATGATGTCCAGCCTGCCAGATAGGGTTAGGCAGCGTTTAGAGCCAAACGTAACCAAAGCCTACAATCCAAGAACCATCCTTAATTATGACGATCTTGTTAGTCTGGGGATCAAGCCCTGCGACAGCTACCGGATAGTCAAAACAAAGCCTGTAAGCCATCCGCTTACAGTTAACCCGATTGCGTCCTTAATCGCATCAATCAGGAGCAAATTTAATGGCATCCCGTAAAACAAAAGTCCCCGCTATCACTGATATTAAAGTTGTCCAGCATTGGCAAATCCAGAAGGACGAAGCTGGCAATGAATCATACGTCAACGTCGGCTGGGAGCTTCAGCTTCAACGCGGAACGGACGAATGGGAAAAGCTGGAAGTCGATAACATCATTGTGCCGGAGACAGCCCAAAATGGTTGATATTGGATCTGGCATGTCCCACGCCGTAGTGGCTAGGCGGCATGAACCGTTAACCAGCTTAGATGATTTCCCAACCCCTCCATGGGCAACGCGCGCCCTAATGGAGCATGTCATCAAACCAAGTGAGTTTGGCTATGGAATCCAGCGTTCTAGTGTATGGGAACCTGCCTGCGGTAGAGGATTTATGTCCCGTCCACTTGGAGAGTATTTCCTATCCGTTTTGTCAACAGACGTCGCGGATTACGGTTGGGAAGGACAATCAGGAATATGCGATTATACATCCAAGAAGTTTGAGCCAAATGATATTCAGTGGGTTATTACCAACCCACCATTCAAAAGAGCGCATGATTTTATTAACCGTGGCACAGGAGCCGGAAGATCTGTCGCAGTGCTTGTTAGAACCAGCTTCGTGGAAGGAGTTCGACGCTTTAATCAACTCTATGAAAGAAACCCCCCAAACATCATTGCACAGTTTAGTGAAAGAGTTCCCATGGTGCGAGGCCGCGTTGACAAAAATGCCTCAACAGCAACAGCTTATTGTTGGCTTGTTTGGGGGAAAGAAAACCATAGGCGTAATGGTTCATGCACTAAATTTGTCTGGATACCGCCGTGCAGAAAGGATCTTGAACGGAACGAAGATTATAAAACAGCAAACGAATGGAGATGAGAAAATGTCTGTAGGAGAAAGGGTATTTGATCGAACCACGATCAAGGAGGCTGGCCAACCACCTATGGCTGCGTTCAAGTTTACCTGTCATAAGTGCGGCGCAGTCGATACTTTTCCGCTAGGCACCAAGGGCAACGGAATCGCCATGGCCCTAGTGCAGCAGAAAATGCGTTACCGTGGCTGGGAGATAGGCAACAGGGCTAGCGGAGATACTTGCCCCGATTGCATAGCAGCAAAACAGAAAAAGCGTAATAAAGAGCCGGAAAAGGAGAGCAACGTGGTGAAGTTTATCAAGGCGGATGAGCCGCCAACAATGTCCCGTGAAGATCGTCGTCTGATTTTTGCAAAGATTGACGAAGTCTATCTGGACGAAACCACTGGCTATAGCGATGGCTGGACTGATTCGCGCGTGGCGGAAGATTTAGGCGTCCCGGTTGCTTGGGTAAGAGATATACGCGCTGAAAACTTTGGTGAGGAGCGCAGTAATGCTGCCCTATTAGCCAATCTTGAAGAAGCAAAATGGACACTAAACGAAGCAAAGAAAATACATGACGAAATTAAAGCTTCCCTGCAAACGGCTATGGATGCAGCCGCTATAGCAAATAAGGCTTTAACAGAAGCCAATGATCAGATTAAATCGTCGAAGTCGGCGATGAATAATCTTGGCCATCAGATCGTCCGCCAAGAAGGTAAGATTGAAGAACTTCGTAAATCTATGGGGAAATGATCATGTCCAAGATTTTCATGCCTGCCTATTGGCCCATGTTCAAAACCGGCGAACTGCGCCGGTTTGACTACACAGCTACCGATGACAGTATGCCGCCGATCACGAGCGTATTTGCCTATGATAAAGGCACAAATTCAATGCTCTACATTGATTACGACGCGCATTTGACTTGGAAGGACACTTGGTATTACCGCTACAATGTCGGAAGCGGAATCAATGAATGGCGTGATGACTATCCGGGTAAGAAAGTCGTTATGAACCCGCCGATTGCGTGGGGAGAATACTACGACATCGGGCAGGATTTAGTCACTTACCCAAAGATGGATGTATTCCAGTCTTGGCCCCCGGCGTTAGCCAAGGGAGTGCAAATTGTTCATATTGAGAACTTACTTGGAAAGTTCCGCGTTCAGACAGGTGAAATGTATCAGAACGTGCTTCAGTTTACTTATCTCCAATCATGGGATGGCAAACCGGGTGCTGGAGCGCGTTATTGGATGGCTGAGGGCGTTGGGCCGGTAGCTGTCCAGTGGCTGGCCCAAGATCCTAAAGATCCCTACGGGAAACCTTTGATTCAGACAGCCCGCATGGACGCTGTGGTGACAACCGTAAATTCCCTGACTTCATAAGTCATTGAATTTATATACAACTTGACTTTTATCTGACAATATGTCATAATAGCTATGTCGATTGGGGATTAACCCCGGCGACTGCTGTTTGAAATGGAGAATCAGATGAAGCTGACTGAGATACGTCGTCCAAGCGACGAATTTCACACAATCGCTAAACAGATTGAGCGTGGAATTGTTGCCGCTTTAGTCCAAAACGGACATGGGAACGCGACTGCCCAGCATGAAGATACGATCTCTAGCGTTGCGTTTGATGCGCTAGAAGAACTTCTTGATCGTATCTATGAAATTGAAGCGCGCCAAAAAGAATTGGCATAAGATAAGCCCCGGCCTAACAAGCCGGGGTTTTTTATTGCGTGATCCGGCAGGCGTCACGAGTTTTTTTATAGTCCACAATCATCTGGGCTACAGCGGAATCCTTGGGAAGCCGCTCAAGCTCATCAGCGGCCCGGCGCTGTGTCTGGGCGCTGTATTGAACTAACGGGGGGCAACCGCTCCCCGTATTAAGTTGCGTAGAGCATCCGGCCAAGCTAAAACTTGCCATCACGAAGATCGTTGATAACTTCGCCACGGGTTTTCTCCTTGAGCATTTCCGCAGCGCGTTTGTCAGCCAGATCCTTGTCTTTTTTTAGACGCTCTTTCTGCTCCTCCAATTTCCCCATTTCCTCTGATACGGCCATGGCTACCCGCACAAGCAAATAAACCAGTATCAGAACGCCAATAAGGACGGAGATCAGGATACTCACTGCTGAACCGATCCGCCGGTAACATTAGCGTCCTTGGCGGAGCCACCAATGCCGACAATCGCCAGAACGAACGGCCAAACCTGATCGAACGGCGGTAGCGGAATAACGCTGGGCCACAGGCCGAAATAATTCAGGCCATAAGCAGCAAGCGGGATCAGGCCGGAAACAGTGGTTTTCCAGTTAACCAAAAGCTTATTCATAATAGTCTCCTAATTGCATGGGTTTGATGTTCGATCCCTAGCCAAACATTCGTAAAACTTAGCACTCTCGCAACCCGCTAACATGCTTACACTCAACAACATGACAGAATACATGACTGCCATCAGCAGATATGCGAAAGTTTCTTTCATTTTCCCGTTCCTTGTTTGGCTTGGGTAAGGGCGTCTAGGTAAGATTGAGCATAGCCAGCAATCAACTTGGCGCGATCTGTGCCATTGATAATACGGCGAGCGCCGACAAAATCAGGCGTCTTGCCCGGCTTGATATAGTCAGACAGTTTTTTGCCGGTGAACATGCCAAAGATCATGCCGCGAAAGGCGATATCCAGAGCAACCGGCCAAGTCAAAGCGGAATCTGGGTTGTTTGCAATTCCGAATTTGACATAATTATATTTCCAAGTGATCTGAATCAAACCTCTGCCGATCCAGTCGGGTGCATAACGCTTTGTTTTGAAATAGGCGGGGGAACCCATTTCTTTAATCGGCTGCATCGTAAAGGCCGTTTCATGCGTCACTGTAGCAAGGAGATATGCTAGTTCAGCATCTGACATTTTGGGCCAGTTGGCGTCACGATAGGCAATAATCTTGTTAATGCCATCAACCTGTTTCTGAGTCAGCTTGCCGCCAAATACAGCCCGTCGGATGCGATCAAAGAAATAATCCATATTCATTGTATTTGCCTTAGTTCTAAGTAAATACCATGTCCAAGTTTATAACAAAGGACGCACAACCATACGATTGCTACGCATTTACATATTCGCATTAGCAAATCATATGCGTCTGGGTGCATCATGTTTTGATAATGTATAGGACGCGTTTGTTGACGGGACGCGTTTCAGCACTACCAGTGCTTTGAATACTAATACCAGTGGCAGCAGCGGCAGTAAAAGAAGTCGCCGTGTTTTTAGGCGTATCCTGAGCGTAACCAGTGCCTGAGTGCTGGTTAGGAGCATAAGGGAGGAAGTGGGAGTGGCCCGGATCGTTAACACCATGGCTATGAGAAGCAAACGTATCAGCTTCATAAAAGGCAACAGATTGAGATCCAGATCCACGCAGGAACATATTCTGAAGATCAGGAATGTTGAAGGTTGTTAAGCCATCGCCATTTCCCCATGTAGTTCCTATCTTGCCAAACAAATCTGCATAAGTTGTCCTTGATACAGCAGATCCATCGCAGAACAGCCAAGCAGTCGGGGGAACCGTTCCAGCATAAGAAATGATTGATCCAGTCGGAACCAAGAACAGAGGATCAACAATGCCGTTGTCAGCAGTTTTGACGTCCGTTCCATCGCTGTAAATTATGATGCGCTTGCCCTGAATAGAAGTAACGCCAGTAGATCCAACAGCAGTCGTCTTAACGGTAACGGTATAGTTGCCAGTCGTGGCGTCATCCAAAATCCAAAACCCGCCAACTGTCGCCGGTATAAATACCGTCAAATTGGTTAACAGAGCGCCGGTAAGATAAAGCCTAAGATTCTGGCAAGACGTAGATACTGAAGGAGGATTTGTACTTGTTGGATAAGTAGGAACAGTCAACACAATGTTAGTGTTAGACAACGTCAGTGTGGTTGTTCCAGAAATACAAGCTTCAAGAGTTTGCCAGTTAGCAAATAGCGGCTCATCCCAAGTATCAACATACCCACCACGAGCAGGCTCAATAAGGCCAAGTTTGCCAGTCGTATATGTATCAACCATTTTTATTGATCCTTAGCCATATTGAGTTGATGGGCTATGTGTTCGTCGCTCATATTCATAAGAGGCTTTGAGCCTTCAGCCAGTTCATTATGGGCCTTACGGGCTGTACGCTCAAGGAGCGTTAAGCGCTTTGCAGGGTAAACGCGGCCACCGGCTTTGCGTTCTTCGCGCTCCCAAGGCTGCATACCAGACAATGTAGCGCCAATGCCGACGTTCTTTGCCTTAACTGCCGATGTAGGGTTCTTTCTAGGCATGTTCTTCCTCAATCCACCAACGCGGATAAGCTCAAGAAGATCATCAACCGCCGCCGCAGTAGCCTTATCGGCATAAGTTTTGGACAAATGGCCAGCCGCAATAATGGGAGCAAATTTCGGGTTATGAGAAACTGCACCCAACTCAAGCAGAGCATGAAGCCCATTTCCACCGGGAGACAATTTACCAAACAAACGAGCAAGATCCCGTCCAGCCGAAGGCTCAACAACCGCGCGCATGGCGGCCAGTTCATCTGGAGTCCATCCACCGGGCTTGCGTTTATTTTCTTTAATTATTTTGGTAATGGCCTGCTTTAGTTTGTTATTGATGTTGCCACCCGATCCAGTAGAAGCTGTTTCAAGGATAGCATTATCAATCATATCTTCAACTTTTTGCGTCTTACGCGCCAACTTCCAATAGTTGCGGGCTTCCTGCAAAGACTTAACAGCTTCAGGCGCATTCCCTCCAATGACGTTTTGAGGGTTAAGTCCGCCTAAAAGATCATCTATACCTTCATGGAATGTTTTACCCATAAGCCGCGTTTCGGAATCAGGACTGGACGAAGCTTTGCGGGCCATCCGATTGATGATATCAATACCCTTCAGCGTCGTGTAATTTGGGCGTCCCTGCATGGTTGGCATAGTAAGTTTATAAAGTTCATCCAAAGCAACTTGGACTTCAGGCTGATTTTTTGGATGATAGCCAAGGTTTGTGAGATTGTTTTTTATGTTGTCATAAGCATTTCTAAGTTCAGTAGGCTGAACCATAATGCCTTGCTGCTCAGAGGCCCGATAAGCGTCACGGGCAGCGTCAAACAATTCATCCTTGGACATGATGCCCGGAGTGGGCTTAACCAGTCCAAGTCTCTGCCCAATCGGCCTAGCAATAGTTCCAACAACCGGGGCAGCCGCAGCGCCAGTCGCACCGACGCCTGCGCCAATAAGCGCATTCTCAAGACGCTCTTGCGGCGTAACGCCTTCGCCAGCGCCATACGCCGCACCAACGCCAGCACCTGTGCCGACATGAACAGCCCCACGGGCAGCCGGAGCAAAAGCGCGCGGGACAGCCTCGCCAGCCATCTCAGCAGCAGCCCGCTCACCGGCAGCCAAAGCCCTTGTGCCGGGGGCCATGATCTGAGCGCCAATTCCAGCCGCTGTGCCGCCCATCTGCGTAAGTGGATATTCCTCCCCCAAAATCTGCTGGGCCTGTTCCTGACGGCGCTTAGCCTTCTCAAAACGCTCCCCGGTAGTTCCCTCAAGCTCATTGCCCCAAAGATAAGAAGCGCCAGTTTTTAGGCCAGCGGCAACGTCTTTGGCAAAAGGAATTGTCGAACCTACACCCGTAATAAAAGCACCGGCTTGCGGGAGATATCCAGCATTTTCCTGAGCCTTTTGGCGCATGGCTTCTTCTTCAAAAAGCCGCTGCATTTCATCCTGAGAGGGGCCAGCCTGAACATTCTCAGAAGGGCTAACGCCAGAGCCAGCGCCCCCACCAAAGAGGGCGTCAAGTTCCTCAAATGTAGGTTCGCCAGCCATTATTGCCGTCCTTTTTTCATTTCTTCATATAACGCGCGAAGCTGTTCAGGAGTCATGTTATGCTTTTTGGCGTATTCTTCGATGCTGGCGGAAGATTTGCCAGCGTTTCTGGACTTGATTTTTTCCAGTGCTTCTTTGGCGTAATCTCTGACGACGCCATAATCAGTATCGCCAGTTTCAATCGCGCTTGATTTCATAACCTTACGCCATTGACCCTCTAGACCCTTAACCTTGCTTTCGAACAAATCAGCTTCTGCCTCAATAACAGCATCAAGCTCTTGAGGGGTTTTTGCGGCGCTCATGTTGCTAAGGAAGCGTTGCAAGTCAGCTTCATTGCCGCCAGTTCCACGGTAGAACTTTGTAGCCTCCTCATTGAAACGATCCTTGATGCGCTCAAAGGCTTCAAGTTGAGGATTACCGCCACCCGGAAGGATGCTCTTGCCATGCTGTTTGGCCCAGTTCCAAGCGCTGAAACCTGTATTTCCAAGAGCATGAGCCGCATCAGACAATTTGCCAAGATGTCCAAGAGCCGTATTACCAGCGATTATCTGGCCTCCAGCCTTTGTCGGTTCCGTTGCATTAAATGCGTCCCGAACCTTCTTGCGCTGCTCAGAATAATCAGGATCATACTGAGTCACGGCTCTCCTCAAAGGCATTGCAAATCTACCAGACGGGATAGACTCGCGCCCTTCAGAAATAGCTTTGACTTGAGCAGCCATATCAGGACTTAGAGTTTCCAGATATTTGTCGCCGTGCAAATCGCCGGAAACCGCTGTAGACGGCCTACCACCTGTAGTCGGCTCCAAAGGTTCGCCAACTTTTTCGCCAGAAACCCAGCCACGGATTGGATACCCAAACTCATCCGTTCCGATCACGCCAATCTTGCCAACTTTACGCGCGCGTTCAGTGGCCTCCAGAACATTGCGACGGTGCTGCATCTCAGTCTGCCAATGCTGTTCGGCAGTCTTGCGCTGTTCCATCTCACGAGCCAAGCGGGCCTCAGCAGCCTTCTGGGCGCGTTCCTGAGCCTCAGCACTCTGATAATACTCAAGTCCACGCAAGCCACCTTCGCCAATAGCCTGAAGCGGGTTGACACGATCAGACGCCATCATGCCAAGGCCAGCAGCCAGAAGCGCCTGAGACGCAGGCCCCCAAACCATCGGCTTGCCGGTGATCGGAGAAGTTAGGCCACCAAAGCCCGGCTGCTGGGGCTGTTCACGCTGTTCGGGCCTATCTGTTGCGACAATACGATCATTAGGATCAACCTGATCATCGGCGGAAAGCGCTTCCGACGTAAAACCAGCCTGATCTTCCGCCATCGGCTCTTGGCTAAACATTTCAGGATCAATGTCAGCCAAAGGATCACCGCCGTCAGCCATTCCGACGCGGCCACCATACTGCCTGAACAGATCACCTATATCGCCAAGATCAAATCCGCCGCCTTGCGTTTCGCCGCCACCGACGTCCCACATTGACGCGCCCTTGTGGGACGACATGGGCTTTTCACCCATGATTTCATCCAGAGCCACGCCAATCGGATCAGACTTCCACGGCTCATAGTCGCGGTAATCACCAAAGAACTTGCCCTTCTCAGCAGCCGGGGCAGCGTGTTCCGGTTGTTTCGGAGCGGCGGCAGGGGTAGCGCGCTCAGGTTCACTTTCGGCAACAACGGGTGGCTCCCAAGGAGCCTGCGGAGTCGAAGCGCCGGGGCTAAAGTCAGACGGGCCAAACGTGCCAAAACCTTGAGGCTGTGCGCCCATAAGATCACGATCACCAGCCATTCCGGGCGGGGTAAACCGCTCCATATCAAGGCCGGAAATTCCCGTTTTCGGCGTTCCCATAGCGGCGTTTAAGGAGCTAGGATTAAGCTGCTTTGTGGCCTGCAATCCAGCTAACTGACTTGGCCCCTGAATGGACTCAAAACCGGGGCGGATACGCGGGATAACGCCTTCTGGCATAGACGGGCCAGCCTCATCAGCCTGAGCCGATCCAATCGGGCTAAGACTTGCGAGGTTAAATCCGGGCTTCATCGGAGCCGGGGCAGTCTGCGGCATGTTAGCCGAAGGCGGAATCGGAGGAGCGCCAAGAACAGAACCTTTCGGCTCCAAATAACCGGACGGATCTTCTGGCCTAATGCGGCTCAAGGTGTCGCTATAAGGCAATTCCCTCGCCGGAGCAGCTACCGGGGCCGCCTGCGGTGCAGGACGTTGATCAGCCGCGACAACCGGATGCTCACCCGTCACCGGACGAACCGCAAGAGTCCGCGTCGGAGTGCTGAACGGCGAACCATAGGGGGCGCTCATCGCATAACGACGCGCGCCAGTAGCAGCGCCGCCCGGAGTGCCAAACACATGCTCACCAATGCGGATAGCGTTGCCGCTACGGATCATCGGATTGATCCAAGAGCGAAGCGATTGGGCGCTAGAATATTTTGGATTGGCAAAGTTAACAGCAGATCCAATCGGGTTAGGAATTTTGCCAGAGGCAACGCCTTGGACAATTTCCATAGCCTTTTGGTAACTGGGGCTATTAGGACTCATGCGACGGGGATCAACAGCCGTTCCACGCATCTCACGGTTCCACGGTGAAAACTGCTTGGGAGCCGTCACAACATCGGCAATTGAACGGCCATATTTCCCGCTCTCAAGACGATTCTTAATGGCATAGGCAACAGCGGCCATGCCCTTGTCACCCTGATCAGCAGCCTCTTTGGCGACAGTCCTTGCCCAATAATCCAGATCACGGGCAGTCGGGGTATAACGCGAAGGGGTGCCACCTTCTTGCATACCAACACGGCCACCCTCCGCATAATGCGGCATATAATAGGTGCCGTAATTGACGTTAAACAGGCCGGTGCGAGGATTGACGACATTGCTTGCAAGCGTCTGAGAATAGCCCGCAGGAGTCTGCGGCTTCGAAAGAATATCAGCGCGCTTAGCCTGAGCTTCAGCCTGCATCTGACGGGCATTATTAGCGGCATTCTGCTGGCCAAGCATTGCGCCAATAGCAAGATTAGTCGCACCCTTGCCGCCAGCCATCATCATCATCAAGGGATCAAGTCCCGGATTCTGATTGCCGATAACTTGGCTCTGAGTCTCACCCGGAAGCCACGGACGGTTGCCCTGCGTTCCCGGCTTCGGAAGCGAAGGCTGCCCCTGTTCTTCAGGCGTCAACTGCGGGCCGGGATCAATGGCCATGGCGCGGCCAAGCCATCCTTTATAGCCCATGTCACCCATCGGCCCCTCAGTCGGAGCCAACTTAATTGACGGGGCCAGAGAGCCAAGCGTTCCTGTTCCCGGCTGTCCAATAAGCCCCGGAACCGCACCAGCGCCTGAGCCAAGCGCACCAGCAAATCCACTGGAGCCAATACCGCCAGAAGAACCAGCCCCACCAGAGCCGCCAGCCGCCATATGAACGCGGCCACCATGGCTCATTCCGCCAAACATGCCGCCAAGGCCAGATAAGATGTTCTCGAACCCACCAAGGCCGCCGCCAAGGCCGCCAAGTCCGCTAAGGCCAGCGTCAGCAGCCGGGGCAGCCGCAGCGCCCATATCGGGGGCACGAGCCGCCATATCAGCAGCCGGAGCCGAAGCCTCAGCAGTCGGGGCAGACGCAGCGGCCTCAGGAGATGCAGCAGCCGCTTCAGCTTGAGGCGAAGCCGCACCAGCGGAAGCAGCCTTAGACGCACCACCCATCTTGGGCAGTTTCGGCATACCGCCCCCACCACCGCCGCCGCCGCCACCACCGCCACTTGACGGGCCGCCACCCGGAAGGCCGGGCAGCCAGTTCATTTTCGGAGGTTCAGGAATATGCGCTCTACCGGGTGTAATCGGCATAGCTTCGACATAGGGATTAGCCGCGCCGAACGGCGTCTTGGCTTTCATCAGATCGCCAAGGCCACCAACCCCACCGCCATCAGCATACATCTGGGGCTTTTCAGCATTACCATCAAACGGGCTTTCCGAATGCTGGCCATCTTGAAAATACGGAAACAGATTAAACTCTGGATTGCGATACTGAAGCTGCTCATCCATCGTTTGCTGGCTTTGGCTCTCATCGGCAGGCTGCGACACCCAACGACTGGAAGCAATCTTATTAGCCATGGCCGGATCAATGACGGCCTCAAGGCCGGATTTGAATCCCGGATCAAAACGCTGATCAGCCTCATAGGCTGGCTTTTGGTAAGCAGAAGGATCGGCAGTCTGCCCCTGATAGATGGAAGAAAATCCACCATCGGCGCGGCCTTCGCGCTCACTGGGCATAAGATGGCCAAGGCCCTCAACAATCTTGTGTCCACCAATCTCATGCACACGATCAGGAGAATGCTTTTCAATATCCTGAGCCATCGGGCCGACAACTTTAGGATAAGACTTGGGATCGCCCTTATAGCGATACTCATAAAGCTTTTCGCCACTCTGAGGATCTTTGCCGATATATTTGATATCGGTTTTGTCGTCCCGATCCGAACCGCCCATAAGCATCGGCAGGAACGAAAGCGCAGACGTCAGTAGGCCCGCGCCACCGCCACCACCAGAAGCCTGCTGCTGCTGAGACTGGCCTGTGCCAAATCCCATCGTATTTGTCGTGCCGCCCATGTTCGGAGCAATGCCAGACACAATACCGGAATAGAAATTGGCCTGCTGGTAAGGATACGCACGAGCCTGAAGCCACTGATTGTAGGCCGCAGTAAGCTGCTGCTGGGCAAGGTTCTGCTGCATACCGCCAGTGCCAAGGAGCGCCTGAATGCCCTGAAGCGCCGCCTGCTGTCCTTGAAGGCCAAGCTGTCCAAGGCTATACGCACCTTGCTGAGCGGCATTAACAGCCTGCTGCTGCTGTTGATTATACTGGCCAACCGCCTGCTGATAACCCTGCTGCTGAAGTCCAGCTAACACTTGCTGATTAGCCAGATTCTGCTGGCCCATGAGAGCCGCACGAGCAACGCCAGAACGATCACCGCCATAAGCGCCCTGCTGAATAGCGCGGGCCGTCAAATCAGCCTGCTGCTGGGCGTTCTGCTGATTCATCATCGCACGAGCAGATTCAATGACGTTCTGCTGATAGGGATTGTAATATTGCTGAAGGGCAGCCGGGGTAAAATTACTTGGGTTGGCTAACTGCAAGGACTGATTAACGGCGGAAGTCGCAGCATTGATGTAAGGCTGGGCCATGCCTTGCATTTCGCGCGTTCCCTGAAACGCCGCCAACTGATCCGGCGTAAAGCCAGCAGTCATCTGTCCCTGATAAGCTTCATATGGGATCTGGGAGACGTTCTCAGCCATGCCAAGCGCGTTGCGGTAAGCCGCCATCGCTTCCGGGTTCGGCGTGTAAGTAGACGTCGTCGCCTGAAAGCCCATCTGATTGGAGCCGCCGCCGCTGCCTTTGCTGCCCATAATCTTAGCCCTTAATTCTTAGGATGATAAACGAAGAAAGCCCCCGCCGCCGGGAACTGACGCTGGTAGAGGCGAACTTTTGGAGCCGTCCTCTCATTCGACAAAACGCCAATCGTCAGATCTAAATTAAGAACATCCGACGTTTGCTTACTGAACTGCATAAGCTGTTTGGCATAGTCTGAACGGCGATGATCAGGGGCCACAAACAGGCTCAATTCCTGAACATGATGATCACGGCTATACCAAACCTCATTAATAACCATGATGATATAGGCTTTAAGCTCTTTGCCTTTTTCACCTACAACACCAACAACGCCACCACGTTTTTCAAAATGTAGGCGAAGAACACCAAGAACCTTTTCAGGATCATAAGTATGCTGAGCATCTTCCGTGCAGGCTATTTTAGTAAGACGCATAAGCTCTGGAAGATCGTCCAATTCAGCAAGACGAACATCAGGGCAATTTTGCAGTTCCATTTTTACCTCAGTCTTGAGCAGGCCCCGGCAGCTTCGCCAGTTTTTGCCTTAACTTACGACGTTGAGATTTTACAAAAGCATCCAAAACAGCATGTCCCTTATCAAGATCGCCTTCACCGGCAATCTCAACTTCTTCAGGCGTAAGGATGTATTCGCCACCAGCGACGATAACCGGAACAACATCCCGGTTTTCGTGATACGAACCTCTTAGGCCATACTTAGCCTTGAGGTGATGTCCAAACATGCGCTTGATAGCTTCGTAACCGGCGAGAGTGTTGCCCTCTCCTAAACCGGAAACAATATCCGCAGGAATGACGTAGCTTCCCGAATAAACATGGATAGGTAGCCGATCAGTTCTTCCCGGAATTGGCGTAACGATTGGGCCATGGAAAACCTTCCTATTAGCGCCTCCAGAGGCCCTTGCGCGTCTAGCCGTATCCAAGGCAATCGCAATAGCCTGCTTTTGAGGCCGCCCAGAATGAACCAACTCCGATATATTGGAGGATATGGTTTTTTGGCTTTTACCTTTAAGCAGGGGCATTTTCTAAACCCTTAGAATGGCGAATAGGTTATGTTTGCCGATACGCCAGCGCCGGTAACAAGAACCAGCCCATTTGAGTAAATTTTGTCTACGGTTATTGTTGAAGCAGCAGTTGATGCAGCAATAACAGCCAACAGATTTGTCGCGCCTATGCCAGACGTTGTTGCTGAATCATAAATGCTGACAGTAGCGGCGGCTGATACAACGATTGTTACGTTGTTAAGCCGTCCAGTTCCCGTAACAACCAATGTTGTTGTCGATCCACCTTGAGTGACAGAGTTTGATGTTCCAACTGCATTTGCAGTTGCTTTAGTTAACGCGTTGATCGCAATCACAACATTTTGTGCGGCTGTGATAATAGCATTGTCTGTCATTATCTACGCCCACTCATTGCATAACGATAACGTATCGAACCCAAACGCCAGAAGCTGCCGGGATCTGTGCTTTCGACAACAATTTGAACGAAGCGCCCACGGAAGCGCGGCTCAATATAGGGCGTGTCCTTCGTAAAAGTGAACGGCCCATAAACTTTTGGATCTTGCCCGGCATAATCGGTAACATTGAATGTGATCTTAACCGAAGCATTTGGAGCTTGAGAATATTGGCCCCATTTCATGTCTGGCAAAACCCAATCAACAAACACAAGATCATTGCCGTTTGTTAATGAAAAATAACCAGTGCTGAACGAAGCATTAATTGGAACGCCAGCATTATCGTTGGAAGTTTCGTGGATATAGATATATCCGTCACTACCAGCGCCTATCGGCCCATAAAGTCCGTTCGATGTTGTCAGGACAGACTGATCTATCCATGCGGTTCTTGATAGAGAACCAAAGTCCCATTCATTGTATAGAACATTGTAGCAAACGTATAAATCATTCTCTCCATTAGGAGAATTGACACTAGGGAAAAACCAATTAACCTCATTAAACTGAGAGTTTGGCGCTGCTTCCACGTTATCTACGTTGTTCCAATCAAGGTTTTGGAAAATGTAATCCCAAACAGAACACGGTATCGGCTGCGGAGCATTAGATCCGCTAGTCATAAAGAACTGTTTCTGACTCATCCAATAGATTGTTGAACCAAGCTGAGCAACGGCTTTTGAAGCAATCAATCCGCAGCCTGTTCCGACTTTGCTAAATCCGTAAACGAACGGCGGCCCTGTGTATTGGGCGACGTAGAGATCAATATCAGTCCACCAATATTGTTGCGATGGCCCCTGAAAACCGCGCCGTATAATAGATCCGGTAGGTATATGATAACCACCAGCTTGGTTAGTGACTGATGGCGTCCAATCATTATAATTGCCTACATCACTCCAACGTATCTGAAGCGGATCACTAAGGCTGTTATACGTTGATCCCCAAGCCATAATTTGCTGTTGCGGCATGGCAACAAACGCACCCAAATTTTGCAAGGGGCTTCCAACAATCATATCTGAGTTGTTGTATCCAGATATTGGCGACCACGCGAATATCGGATAACCCTCTGGCGAGACTATTAAAGTTTCACCCCAGTTGTCCAAATAATAATCATTTGCCGCCAACTGGTTTCCAAGATTTGGCGCTGGAGGCGTTACGCCTGTTCCGTATCCGCCCATGCCGTATGGGCCAAGTCCATAACCCGTTCCAAGCGGCAACGGGCCTTCCGTGATCCAATACGTCAGATTAAGATTTCCGCCATTCATATCCTGCGTATCTGTGGCGGTGGCTTCGTTCTGAGCAATAATCTTGAATGACGTTCCGGGGACAACGTCTACTGCTATATATGTTCCGTATATGATGATTCCGCCAACCGTAGTCGGAACGGAAAAAGCGACAGCCTGCCCTTCAAGATATGTATGATCAGGGAAAGTGACATCAACCAAGCTGCTTCCATTTGTCGTATCAAACTGCGGAAGTGTGCCAGCATTGGCTACTGTTGACGTCGCTTTAGCCTGAGCCAATATTTCGTATGACGTTGGGCCAGTAATTGAATTAATATTATATGCGTCACTTAATATGACGCCGCCTATAGAAATCTGAGTATTAAATACGACTTTGTCATATACTGAAACAGGCGCAAATGTGGCATCAGTGATTTCAAAAATATTACTACCGGCAGTTGAAGATATATCTGGCGTAATATCGTCTGTAAAATAACGCGGAGTAATATCTTTTGAAGTATTGTTTGAATATGTATAAAGATTTGTTGTTGTGCCGATACCTAAAAACTTCTGGCCATTTAGCCCCTGCCAAGCATGTAAATCGGTTATGTAACCGCTAAACTGAGCATTGGCGTAAAGCTGGCAGCCGCCACGTTTTTCAGGGATTTTATCTCGCCAACGAATAAAGTTAGACGATGAAATACCCTGAGCGTTATCGGCCAGTGTGCGTTCAGCATCAACACTGGGTATAATACGCAGGGCTTCAAAAGGCATTTTATCTCACCGGGGGGTTGGCGACGGCGGAATAGCTAGTCCATCCCGGCCCAGCCCACTTTTTGCGTAGCTCCTCACCATTCGCAGAAGCAAACAGCTTTTCGTATTGGCTTTCCCAAGATACAGCTTGAGCCGGATTATCAGCCTGAGATCCAAAGTCTCTTTGATAACCCGTCGCAAAGATCATGCTGGCGGCGAGAAAAAGATCAGGGAGATACTGGGTTAAGAACGTGGAGCTATTAGACTGCGACAGAGGGTTTGGGCGGATAGTTCCAATAACCTCAACGCCATAATTAGCGTCAGGCCACGGCCCAACAATTATATTAAATTGATCAATCATAGCGAATAGCTTAGGCAAAGAAACGCCGCTGCTGCTATTCCACACCGTATCTAAGTAGTCACGGGTTGTCGGCTGAAGGGCGTTTCTTGTGCCATTATCAGCCAGATCGCCAGCCGGTGTAATGAGATTAATGCCCTGAACTGTGATGAAATTGCCGTTTGCGGTTGTGGGGAGGGTAAAGTTACGGCTGAACGCAGTAAGCGCCGTTGTATTTTCCCGCGTAACCGTGTTTAAGAGATCAAGTTCCCGGTAAATACGCTGTTCTGCGTAGTCAATCATGCCGGGAAGCATCGTCTGAAACTGTGTGGTTGTCGGCTCAACGGCCATAATATTGGCCACCTGAGCAACATAAGTGGTATATGTAAGCGACATCAGTGCTTATCCACTTTAGTATCAAGACGATCAAAGATTTTGCCAAGCATCTCTTTGATTTCTCTCATATTATCGGCAAATTCATCCTTGCGGACATAGTTACTGGGAAGCTCAACCTCAAGCTGATGAAGATCTTCCTGTAGCTTGTTGACGGCTTCCCAAAGGACACGCGCAAACCAACCCAGCGCAGCAAGGATCGCCCCGGCTGCGAGGTTAATCATCATCTGGTTATCCATTTACGGGAAACTCCGGCGTCTCTGAAGGGCGCATAAAATCGGCCCTTATATTTTTATAGCAAAATCAATCTTTTTCCAAGCCTTCGATCAGCCTTAAGTTCCCCTGTAGGCGAGGATCAGTCGGGCTTTTCTCAAGGGCGACTTTGGCGTGTTTTAGAGCCAATTCTTTCAATCCCAACTGCCATGCGCTTACGGCAGCCAAATCATCGGCCCAATGCCCCCAAACCGCCGGATCACAGGTATAAACCAGTTCACGATCAACAATCTGGAGCGCCCGCATAGAATAGGCCAGACATTCGGCCCACCGGGCTTGGCGATACATGAGAAGGGCTATTTCACACCAAGGCTCACGGGTATTCGGGGCTTCCGCACAGGCCATGTGATAGGCTTTCTCAGCCTCCATCGGCTGGCCAAGCTCCTCATGGCACTTGCCAATTACGCGATAGGCATAGCAACGCTCATTAGCCCAGTTGGCGTTGGGGAGGGCCAAATACCTTTGACACTCACTAATTGCCTCATCCCACCGGCTGTGAAATGACAATTCACGGGCGTAGTAAAACGCATTTCTGGGACAGATAGGATCTTCGGCAACCGATAATTTGAGTAAATCCAAATACTGGCCACGGCTTTTCGACGGATCTGGGTGGTGGGACACCAGAAGCTTATCTGTATATGCGTATTGCTCAGTGATCCTGCCATCTGGCCTTGGATACTCGTGACAGGGATGCCAAAAATGATATCCGTGACGGGAAAATATTTTCTCATACTGGAATTTTATCCCAGCACCCCAATCAAACATATACCTAAGTCTTGTAGTCCCCGGAACCCAAACCCGTTCTATTTCCTCTCTCCAGCCCGGCTCCAAAACCTCATCAAGATCAAGAGATATAACTATATCAATATCTTTAGGAAGAAGCGCCAAAGCCGCATTTCTGGCGTGATCAAATCTCCAAGGGCTTATACAAATGTTGTGAACAGTAGCGCCATGAATACGGGCTTTTATAGCAGTTCCATCTGTTGAACCTGTATCACATATCTGAATTAAATCAGCATCAATAGCCGACTCACAGAATCTTTGGACAAATTGAGATTCATTAAGACAAATAGCTGATATGGCTATTTTCAATTTGCCCGTCCCCATTCGCCAAAATATTTAATTTCCGCACCTTGTCTTGCTTTTACTGCATCCGCAAAATCAACAAATCTACCAAGTCTTATTTGCTTATGATTTACCTTTATTACCGCCGCCCATTTATTGTTATCTTTGTCCCAATATACACCAGTAACACCAGATTTGTTGTTTGACTTAATCCTAAAATTTTTACCATTTTGTAAATTAGTTGCTTCTCTAAGATTAATAATTCTGTTGTCTGTTTTAATGCCATTTATATGATCAATTTGATCATCCGGCCACTTGCCATTATATAAAGCCCACGCAATTATATGCGCTCTTATCCGTTTTCCATTAATAACTATGCCTTTGTAACCAGAAATTTCTTTGGTTCCGGCAGATTTTTTCTTAATTCTACCTTTTCCGGGCGCAATCCAATAAATCTCTCCAGATTCTGGATCATACCTAAGAAGCTGATTTAGTTCTGATAATGTCGGATACTTGTCTTTCATACCCGACATTATACTCATGTTTTTTAGGATGCCAAGATAAATTATTCCGCGTCAGTAATCGGAGGAGGCACAAGCTGTTCTTTGGCCTGATTATTCATGGACTGAATAATGTTTGCAACCGCCTCATAGGGCTGTTTTCCAAGAAAACCTAGAATCACATTCCATTCAGGAACTGATAACGTGATGCTGACGCTTTTGTTTTCCATTTACCTTCTCCAAGGTAGTGTCTGCCCGGTGGAGACAACGACAGGGGCCGGACAGACGAACCTCCCCTGCCTAGCTGTTAAACCGTAAGATTACTAGCGTCTACGAACATTTGATCAACTTGCTCATCTGTTAAACCAAGAGACACGGCAAGTGACTTTATGGCGTTGCTGTTTCTATCGGCAAAGTTGCCGTATTCCCAGACGTTTTTCAGTGCGTTATCCGTAGACACCTCGATCAACGCCTGCGCTTGATCGAACAGGCCATCGTTCTGCAACACCGTGCGGACGGCCCACATGGGAACCTGTTGTGGAATGCCGGGCGGGGGCGGAACGTATGGCTCAGTTACGTTTCCAGCTTCTAGCCAAACGCGGTATTCGTCCTGATATTGGCCTTCGGCGGCAACAAAGAATGAAACGCGCGAAACTCCATCATCGTCAATTTTAGCGACGACAGAATTAGTGCTGTCAGTGAATTGATAATTCATAGCTCAGCACTCCATCCAAGATATGCAGTAACAGCGTTCGCGTATAGAAATCCAGCTTGGCCTGCCGTCAGTCCAGAAGATACGGTCAATGTAGTCTGTGCAATATATGTTGTAGCATCTCTAAAAGCGGGGACAGCACTACATGCCGTTCCCGTGGTAGCGAAATAAACGGCGTAGTTTGACGCTGTCCCAGTCTGCTCCAACGCTGTGGGAGATGTTCTCATGGTTACCGGGAACCATACTCTGTTAATCGCAGAGGTAGATGAATGCGCGCTGGCGTCTCCAAATGTTCCCGTAGTCGTCTCTCTGTAATAATACCGCTGACACAGCATCAACTCCTGCCCATACTGCCTGCGCTCGAACGGCGTGGCGACTGAGCCGACTTCTAGCTGGACGCCGGTGATGTAGAAGGTTGCGCC